TGACAACGTATATGCCATGCTTGACTTTGGTGAGTATGGACATGATATTTTTAAGAGATGGTATGTCGACGGTAGGTTGTATCACCATCTTGTAGTTAACGAATCACAATTAAAAGCAGGCATTCAAGAGATTCGTCCTATTGATGCATCTAAGATTCGTAAAGTTAAACAGGTTAAGAAGAAAAAAGATCCAGTCACCGGCGTTGACTTGATCGAAAATGTAGAAGAATTTTACATCTATCAAGACAAACCTGGTTCACAGGTCGGTGGTGTTAAACTGACGTCTGACTCGGTTAGCTACGTAACTTCTGGTTTGCTTGATGAGTCACGTAAGAAGATTATCTCTTACTTGCACAAGGCATTGAAGCCTATCAATCAATTAAGGATGATGGAAGACTCGTTAGTCATCTATCGTCTTGCACGTGCACCTGAGCGTCGTATCTTCTATATTGACGTCGGCAACTTACCGCGTGGTAAGGCTGAGCAATACATGAAAGATATCATGACTAAGTATCGTAACAAACTTGTTTACGATGCTCAGACTGGTGAGATTCGCGACGACCGCAAGCACATGTCGATGCTTGAAGACTTCTGGTTGCCACGTAGAGAAGGTGGTCGTGGTACAGAGATTACTACATTGCCTGGTGGCGAGAACTTAGGTCAGATCGACGACATCATCTACTTTCAAAAGAAACTCTATCGTTCGCTGAATGTGCCTATCAACCGTCTTGAGCAAGAAGCACAGTTCTCACTCGGTCGTTCGACTGAAGTCAGCCGTGACGAGTTAAAGTTTCAGAAGTTTATCGATCGGCTACGTCGACGGTTTTCACATCTGTTCTATGGTATCTTAAAGAAACAACTGATTCTCAAAGGTATCATCACAGAAGAAGATTGGAACGAGTGGAAGAACGATATCTCTATCGACTTTGTTCGTGACAATCACTTCACTGAGTTGCGTGACGCTGAGTTGTTGCGTGAGCGTGTTCAGATGCTTGATCAGATGCAGAACTATGTTGGTGAGTTCTTCTCTAGAGAGTATATCTTTAAAAATGTTCTTATGTTTACTGAAGACGAAGTTGAAGACATTAAGAAACAGATTGAAGACGAAAAGAGTTCAGGTGATATTGAAGACGAAGAAGAACAACAACCACAAGAAGCTCCACAGCAAGATCAGCCTGAACCAGAAGATTCTAACGGCCAAAAACATACTATAGATATTAATGTAAATAAAGAGCAATTAGAATACGACTTAAAAGAACAAGAGCTTAAAGTCTTAGAAGGTATCGCACACGTACTGAAGGGTTAACTGTGAAGCCCATTATCAATGAGGCCCTCATTGCTGTAGCGATCAAGCAACTCAAAGAAGAGTTAGCTGATCTCAAGCAAAATCCACGTAGAGGTAGACCAGGTCCACAAGGTGAGCGGGGTATTCCCGGTCTCATCGGAGAAGAAGGACCGGCTGGACCTCGCGGTGCTCAAGGCCTTAAAGGTGATATAGGTCCTGTTGGACCTGCAGGTCCTCAAGGTGAGCATGGTCTTATCGGTGAGCAAGGTCCTCAAGGCATTCAAGGCATTCAAGGTGAAGTCGGTCCTCAGGGTGAACAGGGCATTCAAGGCGAACAAGGTGAACAAGGACCTAGAGGCGAGAGAGGTCCACAGGGTTTACAGGGTCCAAGAGGAGATGTAGGTCCGGCAGGTCCTCAAGGCATCCAAGGAGTTCAAGGGCCTAAAGGCGATAAGGGAGACAAGGGAGATCCTGGTGTTGACGGACAACAAGGCCCAAAGGGAGATCGAGGAGAAACTGGAGCACAAGGCCCTCAGGGATTGCGAGGAGAGATTGGACCTCAAGGTCTGCAAGGTCCTAAGGGTGATAAAGGTGACAAGGGTGATCGTGGTGATGTAGGTCCACAGGGCCCTGCTGGTAAAGATGGTGTAACGCCAGACGTTGAGCCAATTATTAAGAGAGCTCAAGACGATTTTAATCGCTGGCGTGAAAATATCAATAAGTCACTTGCTTCTATCGGAGGTGGTGGCCTTGGTGAAAAAGACGTAATTGCCATTGCGCGACAATATGGTGGTGGGGGTGGCGGAAGTGGTACTGTAGATTCTGCAGCAACTATTTCTTTGATTCAACAATACTCCGGAACTGGAACAGTTGATTCTGCATATCTTAGTGCTTTAGCTCAGTCTTTAGTTCCTTTAGAAGATAGCACTTACGATCTTGGTTCACCAACAAAAAAATGGAAAGACTTACATCTTTCTGGAAATACAATTAATCTTGGAGCAGCAACAATCTCAACAGGGAGCGGGGGAGGCATTCAACTCGCTTCTGCTGATGGATCTGTTTCAAAACCACAAGTATCAAATACCACTACTATTCCAGGAACTGTAAACTTAGATATGAGAGATCCAATCGGAGACACTTCAGGCAACTATACTGAATCGGTTTTTGGTGACCAAAGTGCTGGTCCGTTTGGTGAAGATCTTGTAAGCGTATATGATTGTATGGAACCTCAAGGATCTATCAGATCTTTAGATCTAGGTGCTTTATAATATAAATAGTGTATAAAGATTTGGATAACTAACATGCCGACTACTTTACAATTTAGACGTGGAACAGCAGCACAGAACGATGCTTATACAGGCGCGTCTGGTGAAATCACCGTAGACACTACTAATAAAACTTTACGGGTCCACGATGGATCTACTGCAGGTGGTACTAGACTCGGTAAGTATACTGAAGTAGAAGCAGTTGATTCTGCTGTTGTAACGTCGATTATTGATTCAGCAATTGGATCAACTATACAAGCTCTGCTGGTCAGTGGCACAAATATTAAAACTATTAATAGCCAGAGCATTTTAGGTTCTGGCAATATAACTATAACCGGTGGTGATGGCGGATCAGGTACTTTAGATTCAACTACAGTCCTTGGTGTTATTAATGCTGCATATATTCAAGCAAATCAGATTACGTATAGTACGGCTGACTTTCCTGATTCAGCCGGTGTTATTGCATTAATTTCTGCTAATGAAACGACATACACTAACGTAAGTGAGTTTGTCAATGATGCAAACTATCTTGACAGCACTACTGTAACTGGTTTAATTGATTCTGCTTATGTTCAAGCTAGGCAAGCTTCGGGCGCTGGAACAGATCCGATCTTCAAGACAATTGCCGTTTCTGGACAAAGTGATGTTGTTGCTGACACCACGGCCGATACACTTACATTTATTGCTGGCACTGGCATTAGCATCACGACTGATGCTGGCGCTGATGCTATTACGATCACCGCAACTGGTGGTGGTGGCAGTGGAACACTTGATAGTACGACAGTTCTTGACGTCATTGATACTGCATATATTCAAGCAAATCAGATCACATATAACACAGCTGATTTCCCAGATTCAGCAGGCGTCATTGCATTAATTGGTGCTAATGAAACTACATACACTAACGTTAGTGAATTCGTAAACGATGCAAATTACTTGGACAGCACTACAGTTCAAGGTGTAATCAATGCGTCATACGTACAATCTAATCAGACTACATATAATACGTCCGATTTCTTGGATTCTAGCAGTGTAACCAACGTTGTTGATGCTGCTTATGTTCAAGCAAGACAGACAACGTATACAAATGTTAGTGAGTTCGTAAATGATGCAAACTATTTAGACTCTACAACTGTTCAAGGAGTAATCGATCCATCATATGTACAATCTAATCAGACGACATACAACACATCTGACTTCTTAGATTCTAGTAGTGTAACCAAAGTTGTTGATGCAGCGTACGTTCAGGCTAGACAAATAACATATTCAACCGCAGACTTTCCAGACTCAGCCGGAGCAACAACATTAGCAAACGCTGCAATAACGTCTGCAGTTGGCTCAACCGTTCAAGCTCAACTGGTATCTGGCACAAACATTAAGACTGTTAATAGCCAATCTCTGCTTGGAAGTGGTAATATAACTATTTCTGGCGGTAGCGGAACACTCGATAGTTCTACTGCTCTAGGTGTTC